CGTGGAACCTTCACCGATGAACAGATCGAGGCGGCCTTCGACTCGACCCTTGGGCAAGGGAATGTCTATTTTTACGACCATTTTGGCAGTATTGACAGCACCGTTCTTCTTAATCGTATACGGCACTGCGTTGTGTCTTTGGATTGCAGCTTTGTTATTTTTGATCACCTATCAATTTTGGTGTCAGGTATGGACCAAGCTCAGGATGAGCGCCGCGCGATTGACCAAACGATGACTAAACTTCGCAGTTTTGTAGAAGAAACAAACTGTGGAATGCTCCTTGTGTCACACTTAAGGCGCCCATCAGGAGATAAAGGCCATGAAGACGGTCAACAAACGAGCCTTAGCGGTCTTAGGGGTAGCGCAGCTATTGGTCAGCTCAGTGACATTGTGCTTGGTCTTGAGAGGGATCAACAAGCAGCCGACAACTCTGAATGTAGAGTCCGTGTACTTAAGAATCGATTCACAGGCTGGCTTGGAGTGGCGGGAATTGTGAAATATTATGAAAAAACTGGCAGAATGTTGGAGCTTAGTGATGCTTCAGCAATAAAGGATGATCCTATTGAATCCGATTTTTGATGTTCATTTGAGAAAGATAAACAAAATTAAAGTATCTGCTTTCGCTGCTACTGAAAAAGCGAAACGCTCCCTTTCTGATTTCTTTAAATCAAATGACTTCGTGTACTCTTTCAACAAACCCAGACTCAACGAACTCATTGAGTACTGCTATTCCAAAAACCTTAAAATCCACATCGACGATAATCTTCGACATCGAGACAAACGGTCTGAAGATTAAGGACATTACTAAGATTCATTGTTGTGTAATAGGAGGATCTTGTGGTCACACTGCTTTATATACCAAAGTTAAAGAGTGGCTACCTTTACTTGAAAACGCTGATGTACTTATAGGACATAACATATGTTCTTATGACATTCCAGCTATTCAACACCTTTATCCTGAGTTCAAACCTAAAGGAAAAGTTATAGATACCTTGATACTGGCTCGTATGTTTTGGCCAGATATTTTGGATATTGATTTTAAAAAGAAGTGGTCTGGGATGCCTATGCAGTTATACGGTAGGCACAAACTTGAAGCTTATGGCTTTCGTCTTGGTCAGCAGAAGAGACACGCTGATCTTGAGGACTTCTCTGAACTCACAGCAGATCTAGCAGATAGGTGTAAATGCGATGTTGACGTGACTGCTAAGCTTTGGGACAGGTTGCAACCCAAAGCAGCTGCGTGTATGGGCGCAGTTGATTTAGAGATGGAGTTTGCCACTCTTATCTCGCTTCAAGAGAGATCTGGTTTCCACTTTGACGTTAGTGAGGCGTTGAAGTTAGAAGCCGAGATTACTCAGCAACTCAACACCCTCGATGAGCGACTACGGAAACGTTTCCCGTTCATTGATGGAGGTATCTTCACTCCTAAGCGAAATGACAAAAAGAGGGGGTATATAGAAGGCGCCTCTATGTGCCGTCTTACTCCTTTGAACCCAAACTCAAGGGATCATATTGCTTGGGCTTTAGAGAATCACCTGAATTGGAAGGCTTCAGTGTTCACCGAAACTGGTAAAACCAAAATCGATGAGACGATTCTCAAGGAGATCCCTGGAGCTGAAGACTTTGTGTCTTCTCTCACTCTCCAAAAACGACTAAGCCAGCTGAGCACTGGTAACAATGCTTGGCTGAAACTAGTCACTGCAGACAGTCGTATTCACGGCAGCGTGATTACGGTTGGATGTGCTACTCAGAGAGCAGCCCACGTTGGCCCCAATATGGCCCAGGTTCCTGCAGTTAGGTCAGTCCTGGGACCGGAGTGCCGAGCTTTGTTTGGACCTAACGTCCTGTCAAATTGTTCACCCCAAAGGGACGGTTTAGTAAGTACAGTCAAACAGGTTGGCGTGGACCTCTCTGGTATAGAAGCTCGTTGCTTAGCTCATTACCTGTGGCCCTTTGATGACGGAAAATTTGCACGAGAGGTCATCGAGGGCGATATACATTCTGCCAATCAAAAGGCCGCTGGTTTACCCACTCGTGATTTAGCCAAAACTTTTTTCTATGGGTTGATTTATGGAGCAGGTTCAGAAAAATTAGGCAAGATTACTGGACAGGATGGTAAGAAACTTAAGCGAAAGTACTATAAGAATATGCCCGCTTTAGCTGAGCTTACTAAAAGAGTAACAGCAAAAGCAGAGTCTGATGGGTTTGTCAAAGCTTTAGATGGTAGACCTATTAAGATACGTTCTTCTCATAGTGCTCTCAATTTCTTACTTCAATCAGCTGGGGCAATTATTAGTAAGGCTTGGTATAACGTTTGCTATGAAGAAATAACTAAGGCAGGATATGTATATGGAGAAGATTGGACATTTTTAGCTCACATACACGATGAAATCCAATTTGCTGTTAAAACTTCTATTGCTCAAGATGTGGCGGAGATTGCATCCAATTCGTCGAACATTGCAGGAAATAGACTTAGAATGCGAATCGCTGTCGAATCAGAATATAAGATTGGAGTTAACTGGGCCGAGTGTCACTAAGAAATGTAAGATTTGTGGCAAACAAAAAGATATAGCTAGGTTCTATAGAAACGGAACTTGGAGAAGACCTGAATGTTCTACTTGTTTTAGAGAACTTCAGAACGATTACAACAAACTAAAGAAAGAACATCCAACTCCTGAGCTTGGTACTCCTTGTGAGTGTTGTGGTAAGACTGATGAAAAGCTTCAGTGGGATCACTGCCACGAAACTAAAAGCCATAGAGGGTGGCTGTGCTCTAACTGCAACACAGGGATTGGTAAGCTAGGTGACAATCTTGAAGGTGTCACCAACGCTGTGAACTATTTCCTTCACCTCGATACTGTGGAGGACGACCGGAGCTAGGTTTTTTGCATGATTTCCTAGCTCTTAGGTCAACCCTTTCGGAGGATTTACGATGACCAAGAAAAAGAAGAAGGAACAACCACCAAGAGTAGTCAGTAAAACTGAGTACAAACTTCCTAAAGCTTTACTATTAGGGACTAAGTGGAGATGACTTGGCTCCTAGTGGATGCCGATATGCTTCTATTTCAGGCAGTCTGTGCTTGTGAGACTGAGATAGAGTGGGCTCCTGATATCATCACTACTCATCTTCCTATCAGAGAGGTGAGAAATTTGTTTGACGATTTGTTAAGCCTTAAGAAGCAACAAGTCAAAGCCAAACAAACCACCCTTTGCTGGACGAGTACTGACAACTTTCGCAAGAAGGTTGATCCATCCTATAAAGGAAACAGAAGGTCTACGAATCACCGCATTAAGCCTGTCGGGTTTAAAGAGGCTCGTAGACAAATTGAAAACGCTTATCCATCTGAGTGTTGGTGGCGGCTTGAGGCAGATGATTTAATAGGTATCCTTGCCACTAGGCACGCGGATAAGACTCCTATTATCTGGTCTGGTGATAAGGATCTTAAACAGATCCCAGGCTTTCATCTAAATTCTGATGGTGACATTGATCTAATTACGGAGGAACAGGCTGATGCCTATTTTCTACAACAGTGTCTTAGTGGCGACTCCGTTGACGGCTATAGCGGTTGTCCTGGGGTTGGCCCAAAGACGGCGCAAAAACTCATACCAGTGGAACGTTTCTCACTTGCCTCCTCATGGCGAGTTGTAGTTAAACAGTATGAGAAGAAGGGTCTCAGTGCAGACCATGCCTTGAAACAAGCGCGTTTAGCTCGTATCCTACGAGACACTGAGTACACCTTTGATGACATTGAACTATGGGAACCCCCGATCCTACCAACCCTTGTTACTACGGATTCGGTGACGATGCTGTAATTGAGTGCATTGATTATATTGAGAGTCACGCTTTTGATTTTCTTGAAGGGAACGTAATTAAATACGTTACCCGTTATGAAAGAAAGAACGGAGTTGAAGATCTCAAGAAAGCTTCTTGGTATCTTGACCGCCTGATTAAGCGCGAAGAGGGTAAGGCTATGTCTTATGATTCTTCCTTATACAAATCCATTCTTAAAGCCAAAGATGAGGACATCAAACTCCCGACTAGTTCAGATGTGGATGGAGAGTGCTGGTCAACTTGCGACTGCTAATGATGAAGAAGCTTGCAATCTACAAATGGTTTTTGTTGAAGAGGAGTTCTATGAACTTCTACATTCTTACAATAATCTCGGTCGTGAAGATGTCATTAAAGAAGCCTGTGATTTAATCTGGGTTACTTATGGTTTACTTCACGCAATGGGAGTAGATACTGATACTGCTTTTGGAAAGGTATCAGATTCTAATATGTCAAAAATACCTTTCACTTATAAAGATGGAAAGGTACAAAAAGGACCAAACTACAGAAAGCCAAACCTCAAAGACCTATGAAACTACGAGAGCAAGAGCAGAGCCCAGCAATTGCAGTTACTGGGAGGGTAGATTCATGGCTCAAGAATCCGACTAGACGTTATCCAGTATCGTGTACTGTGATGAACGTCAAAGATACTATGGATGAAGATCCAGATGGTATCGAGGGTTCATTCTTATTCGCATCTAAGGCACTTCGTTATGGCGCAGGAGTCTCTCTCCACCTCTCAGAACTCAGAGCAAAAGGAACTGAGAACGAGCACGGAATGGTTGCTTCAGGCCCTTGTGGATTCATGGAGATCTACTCCAAGTTCAACGAAATCCTCAGGCGAGGCGGCCAGTACCGTAATGGGGCAATCGTTGCTCATTTGGACTGGGATCATAGCGACATTATTGAGTTCATCAATTATGATCGCGCTCGCATACCGTGGCTTAAGCGCTGCGTTAACGTTGATCCAGACGTAATTAATAAGCCTAATGTTTTAGGCGCAATCATGGATGGAGCCCGTAAGGGTGATCTTTGGATTGTTAAGAAACAATATGACAAAAACGGTGAACGTATCTTTCATAATGTTTGCCAAGAGATCTTAATCAAATCACGGGATACCTGTCTGCTTTCCCATGTGAACCTGGGAGCAGTGAAAATCGAGGACATCCCAGCAGCTTTTGGTGATGGAATGAGGTTTCTTTGCAATCTTTATAAAAGTACTGGTGTAGAAGAAGCAGGGGTTTACTCCAAAAAAGATAATCAGGTAGGACTAGGAGTACTAGGTCTTGCCAATCTTCTTGCTATTGAAGGGGTTACCTATAAAGAATTTGTTCGAGCTTTGCGTCAAAGAAATTTAGATGTGGTTAAGCATGAGGATAAGTTCAAAGAGCCTGGTACTAGATATCAAACAATTACTGAATCTGAACTCAAAGCTTTAGAAATTGTTGAATACATTTGGGCTGGTTTTATGGAAGCTGCTGCTGTGGCTGATGAAAATAATATGTCCAGAGCTTTTACTGTTGCTCCTACTGCGTCTTGTGCTTATAGGTATAAAGACAGAGAAGGGTTTACTACAGCTCCTGAGATAGCTCCACCCATCAGCCTTGAGGTAGATCGTGATAGTAGTACTCTCGGTGTGCAGAGTTATAAGTTCCATCCCAAATCTGAAACTGCTCAAGATGTTGGTTGGGATACTTTCTTTGAGTTGAACTGTGAATGGCAAAGACTCATGGATAGCACTGGGTTA